TTATTTGGTCGCGAATTTTTTGGATGCGTAGCTTACCAGCTTCATGACCAGGCCGTACAGCACTGGCGAGAAGATTACACCGAGTACAAGCAAAATCCATGGTCCGTAGATCCCCAGAAAGCTTGTTGCCGTGGAAAGCATGTCAGGCACACTAAATGGTAAAGTTACTCCAGAAAAATCAGCAGTTACAGCAGCGGTATTCATAATATTGTTTTCCTCCTTGGAAAATGGTTTATTTTGTTTTTTTATAGAGTGGGTTTTAACCCTTGTCTCAGTTAGTAATACTTGACGTCAAAATCATCTTGGTCGGGCCGTTCCTGGCCCTTACGTGCATCCGATACCACATCAATGATCACGATCACGACCATGTATACAACGAATATGGATACAACGATCAAAAATAACGGCATATTGTACTGCATGAACCACTTAACATTGGCCCAAAAATCACCCAATTTATCAGCAGTAAACCATGATTTTGGGTAATACCTAGTTGGATCTGTCGTTGTTAGATGATTTATCATCATGCTTTAGCACGAGTTACGGCTTTAATAATTACGGTTATGAGAATCCCCACCACAATTGGCGCAACTACAACCATAACGAACGGTGATACCGTAGCCATGTTGTTTCGGAACATTTGCCAAAAAAACGAGAAATCCCATAAATCTGATACATTCAACCGCTATTCCCCCTTTCCACCATGTGCCATAGCGAAAATACGGTATGTATCACGCTCAAGCCTAAAGTGAAAGTAAGCAGCAGCCGGAGTAAATCAGGATTACCCAATAGCCAAATGAAAGTCGCGCCAATTAATGTCGCCATGATATCACCAACCTAACAAAAACCCGGGAAATGACAGCACCGACAAGCGGCACAGCAAAAGCCATGCCAATCATAATAGCCGTGTCATGTGGACTTGCATGAAAATCCACGGCTTACCCCCTCCTTTCCCAAACGGTATTCAGCAACCATTTGAGTACCTGAAAGGCCAACAACAAGAACAATGCAGAAGAAATCAGTATATCCCCCAGGGTCAGTTGATGAGCAAAATTAAATGAGCTGCCATTAGGTAAGACAATTGTCTCCACATGTGCAAATGCACCCGATGCTGTATCCTCTGCGACTTGTTCCGGTAATGGTGGAACAATCGGTTGTTCAGGAATTTGAGCATTTTCCGGGTTTTGCACTGGCTCTCCCGGTGTTGTTTCAGAACTTCCGGTATTGGTTTCAGTCGAATCAGTGACGGGTATTGGTTGTTCTGTACTTTCCGGTTTTTCTTGTGGATCAGCAACATCAGTGGACGGCTGCGTTGTCTGTTCCTGCTGTACAACTTCATCGTTTATTTTTCATCACCACCTTAGCAGAATATAAAAAAAGAGGTGTCGCCTTATTCGGCGCACACCTCTCCCTGATTCGACACACCTACAGAAAATTTATCCTACGATGCGACTATTGCAACATAGGTAAATATGCTCTAGGATGTGTGAAGGGAATGAGTGTGTGTGCACTCTGACCCATACGCCCTGTAGGTGTTGGTAGCACCTAACAGGGCTTTTCTGCGTTCAATTGGAATTGTTGCCCCAATCATAGCAGATGTTTCTATGCTTGTCACCGTGGCGTTTTGTATCATATACAACGCACCACGTTTGCTGATATTTTCTAATTTTTTTTGCTGGAATTATGTACTTGGTATGATCTTCAAGACCTACGAACATATTTTCCGCTCTGGAAACATCATAAAAAAAAAATTGGGTCTTGTCTATCCTTTTATTTGGAATATTTTTCGTTAATGATCTGTTCAATCACATTTTTAGGGTTTCCCTCTTTTGCCAATTCATCTAATACTTTTTGTTTCAGGTTAATGCAAATGCTCTTTACTACCTCGCTTGGGTCTTTTCTTGGTCTCGCCACTTGCCTGATACACTACCTTTCTATCAACGACAATCACCATCCTTATTGTTTTTTCTTTTTAGCATAACCAAAAAGCAGCCCCCCGGTAAACTCTGGAACTGCTCAAAATATGCGTGTAACCGTGCCGCGTCGTATAGAGATAGTATATCTCTATTTCTTCTCACGCCCCGGCCTGTCGTATATCGCTTCTGCTCCCCCGGCTTTTTTCTTCCAAATGGCCTCGGGATCAGGGTCGGCACTTTTGGCAGCTTTGCGCCAAAACATCCAGCCTTTCCGCGCTGGTTTCTCAGCAGCCGCCGCAAGCAGCCTCTTAGTTTCTAACGTTTCCCTTAGTATAACGCTGATATTATTGTTCTGTTCGTCCATACGCTTATGCAGCCTAGCTATTTCGTCCGCCTGCTGCCTATTCAGGTCTGCCAATGTCTGAACAGCTCCCAACAGTTCACCGTGTTGCATTTCATGTTGCACAATTTGCGTAGAATCTGGCTCAATTACGCTAGGCAACACGCTACCGGATGGCTCTCTATGCCGCGCTGCTATTACTTCCGCGCACTTTTCAACACTCAATCCCGACCGTTGCCGTAGTGCCTGCAACTCACGGAATACCGTAGCGTCCACCTCACTATATTTCCTATCATTGTTGTCGTCACGCTGGACAACATACCCCTGTGCTTCCAGAGCAAGAGCATATTTACGTACCGTGTTGCTGTGCACGTCCAAAATCTCAGCTATATCCTTGGTTTCTAGCATTTTTCCAATCTCCTTTACAGTGGGATGTGTTGCCAACATACCCAACATTATAGACTGATTAGTGCCCGAATCATATCCATCACAGACAAATCAGGCACGTCACCATTGTTTTACACCTCAGTTTTTGCTATAGTTGGTGCATACATAGTTTTACCAACGGCCCTAATAATCCCCAAGATTATTGGGCTTTTTCTTTGTCCAAAATATTATCTGCATTATGCAACCTCTTTTTAGTCAATAGTTCATTTAACAGCACCAATTTATCACTAGATTTCTGACGTTCAGCCATACGCATTTTAAGCATTTCCGTGTCCATATACTCCCTACGTTTCCGCAAGACATCGCCTTCAAAATCCTTTTCCTTCTCTTCTTCGTAGTCATGTACCATACTCACAAACACTTTCAGGGCTTCGTTCATAGGGTCGGCATCCTCTGGTAACTCTTCGTTTAAAATTAGCTTCATCAAACGTCCCCGTATTTGGGAAACCTCGCGCTGCTTAGTTGAATCAATATCTTTCAAGCGAAAAATATGCTGCCCACAATCTACGAATCTATTAACGTCTCCTGCACGTACCAAGCCCCAAAAAGCAGAGTTATGACTATACTTATTCGTTAAATGCGTCCAGAGCAAAGACAAACCATCCAGGCGCAACAGAAAATCCATGGAATCAAAAATCCCTGTCTCTCCTGTCTCTTCACAAGCAAAACCTTTCAAATAGTCCCTATGTACTTCAAACTCAATATTCCAAACCTTTTCCGGGTCCATGCCATGATTTTCATAGATTTCACGGAAATAGTCCTTTTTCTTCTTCGTGATCTCAAGAGACTTGTTATAGATACGCAATTGCAGCCTGGAGCGATCACCATAGTAAACCGTCTCAAACTCTCCCGTACATGGGTCTAACTTCATGAAATTCGGCTTATTGTCGTCAGCAACGTTCCTTGGATAGTCCAACGTCTTTAAATCGTCTAGCGTCCATTTAAATTGGTCTGAGTGGACACACAAGTCAATCCTGTTCGGTTTGGCTGCATCATACGCAAATCCAAGAGCCGTCAAAACCTCCAACGATTCCAGGAATGCATCTTGCGCCCCCAATTCCCACAGTTTGAATTGATTGATCTGCACCTTAACCGGATATGTACCGTCATTACGCCGCCGCCGCGCAAAGTAGATAGCCATGTCTGCATTACGAATCTGGAACGCATAGATGGGAGCCTGGCCGCTAGATTCTATTGAGAACGTCACAGGATATTCATAACGGCTCGTTTGAACCTGAACATAGTCCGTACCTTCTCCCTCTTCTGCAACGCTCTTACCGTCCACCAGCTTGTCCAAAAACCCAGCTTGCATAACTTCGTCATAATTGTCTGCATCGTATGTATACCAAAGTGTATCGACGTTGAACACACAACGTTTTGCATCAGGCTGGAATCTCTTTTTCCCCCTATATGTACCATTAGATTTCGTATATTGCTCAGGCATAACCTTTCCCCTCTTCCCCGGACACTTTAGCACCACAAAGCGCATTCGATTTTCGTTAAAAAACAAGTTCTTTTCTAAGATTTTCGTACGATTTCCTCCGTTTTTCTCCACCGTTCGTGTGGTGGAAGGCCCAAACCTTAGAGCAGTACGGGTTTGGAACGTGTTGGGAGGTCGTACCGTGACCCCATATTATAGACAATGGGGTCTGGGCGATTCTTTCGCACGTATCCACCCCTAAACCCTTTTTAAAAGCCCTTTAACTGCATAAACAATCTTCTTGAAAGCGACATACCATAGATACAGCCAACCTGGAATCATGCAGAAAACCGCCACTTTCAACCACAACGGCCAATCAGTAAAGGCCAAAACCTCCATAACAGCACATCCTTTATTATGAATTTTTCACTATATGAATAATTCAGAACAGTCTTTTTTCACTTCTTCAACTTATTTAACTCACTTGCAACAAAGGGCGAAATCCCAATGAGTATTACAAGGAATGCAGCAATCCATATCATGGAAGAAACACCTCTCTCTTCATCTCAAAATAATCTTGTTTGGACGAAATTCTCTCTTGTTTCCTGAATTTCGGCATTTTCGCCCGTTTCAGCCGATTCCTCAACTCTATTAGAAGCTAAGAAATGCTCTTTACCGCACCCAGGACACTCATAAGTGACATCCTTTTGACGAGATAACGCCAATTGCATCCGATCTTTTAAACTGGTTCCGGCTTTTTGGGCACATGCCCCACAAAGTTTTTTCATTTTGCTTCCTCCTTGGATTTCAAATCTCTCAATTCGTCCATATTCGTGCCTGCTGGATACAAATCCGTAAGCGACACATATGTAATTTCATCCCCGTAACCTCTCACCCAGTACCCTTTACCGTCATCACTCTTGTAAATAGGCTCATTGGGCTTCTCAGGCTTCGTTTTTGGCGCTTTTGGACTCTTCGGAACCTCTTCATAGCCGTATTCCCTCAACATCCGCTTAAACAGCTTGTAAACCGTGATGATGATGAAAGGGATCGCCACCATAAGCACGATAGGAAAAAGCATATGAAATAAATCTAATGTTTCTCCGAAAGCATCTGATACTGAAAGCGAACTCGTCATTTCACTCATCAGTGACGAAAGATCAACATCCACAGGCTCGGAATCTTCAACAACATTTCCCTGATAATAGGGTGACGCTGGATTTATATAGTTCATCGGATTCATTGGGTTAAACAAGTCCATATAAAAACTCCTTTCTTCGCTCCGCTGGCTCAAGGGCCAGCCCTTGAGAATCCATTTTCTCGCTCCGCTGGCTAAAGGGCTTGCCCTTTAGAATCCCACTCCTCGCCGGGTGGCAGGGTCCCGAACGCAAGGTTCGGGACAGGCTGATAGGGTTGGCCTGGGAACCGCTCGTAAAGGGTTCGCTTCGCCCGCTGTGCGGCCCTTGACGGCTTTCTATTGATCGTTGGACTCAAACTACGCAAAAAGGCCCCCGGCTCGATAAGAATCGAAACCAGGGGCCCCTAAATGTCATGTGGAATGAATATATTGATCTACTGAAAGAAATCAGGTAGAATAATACCCAAAGCCATGTTATTAGCGTGCGCGCCTGTTCCTCTGATCTTATCCATCAGTTGAGCAGCTGAGGGTTGTCCAGACCCAAGCCGCCGTGAAACGTGGCCTTTTTAGTTGTTACAGCAAATTCTACCATGATTCTAGTAAAATGTGCTATATAATTTAGATTCCCCCCTTTATATTTCCAGTGTGAAACTTCCTCACAGCCGTTTGCGCCCTTCTCAAACCTAGTACTTCACCATTCAAACTAATACGATGAGGATGATTTTCGTCCAAAGTTTCAATAAGTTTTCCAGTCTGAATCATCATTTCATCAATTGCATAAACCAAATCTATCAGCTTTTCACTGATTAATCTTTCATTTGCTATATCCTCTAGCGTAGGCAATGCATCATGCTGTTCTCGAAGCAAGGCAATTTCCGTCTGGATCACATCCATTTCTTCCAGATCCATTGCCGGACTGACTTTAGCCGCCAAAATCATCATTTCGTTAGCCAGTGCCAAACGCTTTGCATTGACTTCCTCAACCTTCTTATAATTCACTTTCCCCATCCCCCTTTTTCATTGTGAAGCCTACGGAAGTAGTCCGCGTAACTCTCATATGTACCCGCTGCAATCTCCTGATCGATCTTAGCCCATTCGTTTTCTGGCAAGTTGATCCGAAGAGGCTTTGACTGCCCCATCTTCTTCCGGCCTGAACCTTCCCTTGCGCCGCCATAATTTTCGCTATGCCACTTATCTCGCATGCCTGAACCTCCTTGCTTTTGCTTCTGAACTCATTGTACCGCATAAACTTGAAAAACGCAACACTTTTCATTTGCGCCGGGCAAACTTGGTTTTAGCAACACTTTTCAATATCGCTTAAGCAAAAAAAGGCCCACCCTTATTCCGGGCAGGCTTCTTTCCGTTTCATCCTGGCATCAATACGTTTCAGAAAACGATAGATTACAGTATAAGCACACAATACAAAAACGGTCATGATTATTTGGATCAAAACCAAAACCGTTGTTGGCTTTCCAGAATCCATGAATGTGTTAAGTATTTCCCATTCGCCTGGATTCATCTGAGACATATTAATCATTACGCCTTTTCCAAACATCACGATCAACCCAAACCATATTGCTGCTTCCAATACACCCATTACAAAAGGCGTTATATCAATTGGTTTTTTCTTATTCTCCTGTACATTCGCTTTCCATCCCATTCAATCACACCCTTCACAGAATCACATCATATTCTTGCTTAATCCGCTGCCGGATCGAATTCATTTGCTTTCGGCATTCATTCATGGCCTTAAAATCTATTGCCCTGGCTGCATCGAACAGTAGCCGCTTATAGTACCTCAGTTCATCCCTGGCGCGATAGATTTCCCTTACATCCGTCCTGGTCATCTTTACGTATGGCCTACTAAGCATGGCACAGCTCCAACGCCTCTGATTCTTCCTCTACCCGTCTTACTTCATCCAGGTAGCTTTTATATTCCCTGGTCGTCATTTCGTCCCTGCTGATGGCATAGTACGTCTTCTTGGATATCTGCACCCTACGTTCTGCGAATTTGGATTTACGCTGCCAGTGCAGCAGCCTGGACGGAACCAGGAACCTATCAAACATGGCTGCCGTTCGTTCAGCAACATCTACCGAACGCCAAAAATGATATTCAGCGTGTAATTGGGTGTATCTCACCGGATGCATCGAAGGGTAATGGTATAACAAGTGCTGAGGGTCTTTCTTCAATATTTCCTGCGGCACGATTGACATATATATTCCTCCTGGATTCGTTATGTACTAGCTCTAGTTGATCCATAAACTTCTCCGCTGCCTTTTCCGTTTTCGGCAACGGAAACCCTCCGACGAATGAGTGAGTATCAAACAGATTAAGCTTGTGAATTTGACCCACTCGGCCACCAGGAAGGAACCTGGAATGAAGCAGCTGACCAAACTTCCCAAAACTGTCGGCCTGGAAGTCGTAATAATCAATTTGGATCCCCTTCTTCCCCATTGGCCGGACATGAAGCAGGACTTCCAACATTTCACGGATACGCGTATCTAAACGGTTAATGCTTGGTGTGGCAAAAAGCTGAATACTTGCCATTTTACGAACAAATGTCAGAATGTCCGTGGCAAGCGTGTTTTCGAATTTCAAGGATTTTCGGCTATCAAAGGAACGGTGTGCTTCATCCCATGCAATGATAGAACCGTGGGCCTCAGCCACTCGAAACCAATCTTCCGGCCTTTTCATTCTCGATGCGCCGTATAGGTCATAATTCGCAAACAATTTGACTTCCCCGCCCCGGTTCTCGATCGCATTTTTGTAATACCATGCCATCATGGACATGACTGTCGTTTTCCCGGCCCCCAGCGGCCCTACAACGCCTATATTATGCGGCATGAGTGTTAACCCCTTCCTGGCTTAATTGCTCGTCCATCGGCCATGATAATCGGCTTAGGCGGCTTCGGTATCAGTTCCTCAATCGTTCTCAAGAACGTTTCTGGACGTGCTATGGATTTTTTGTATTCTTCTTTAATGTCCTTAATGATCGATTTATACGGATTCTGCTTCCCGTGCAACCGTTCATTGTTGCCCAGGCTTTCCAGGAGAACCAACGCCCGTACCTGATCCTCGCTGAACGGTGCAGCATAGTCACTCATGAATTCCAGGACTTGTTTTACATCGGAAACGTGCTGAACCGTAGGAAACAAATCGTCATTGATAACTGATTGGATCTTATCTGCATTCTTCAATGCTCCCGCTTGATTCATCCTAACCACCCAATCCTTTGATAATTAAGAACAGTGCAACGATACCGCCCACAACCAGCATGATTTTCCCAATTGGTGCTTTGGCTCCCGATTCGTACTCTTCCGGCGCGAAATGCGTGATTTGACGCAAGACCGTGGAACGTTCCAGGGCCGCAATACGCTGACAATCCGTAACATTTTCTACGCTAGTCGGATACAAGAAGACACGCCCTTTTGGGCCTGTAAAACTCTTCAAATCTCCAAGCGGTATGGCATAATTCCCGTCCAGGGATTCCGCAAAAACCCGTTCGTCATTGATTTCAACAACTGGCGCAATGGCTGCTGTTCCATCCTCTTTAAAAATGCAAAGTACATCCTGCGGTGCGTATGGTTCTCGGCTATTAAACAATCCCACGTTGTTTTGCTCCCTTCTTGGTCATAATCTTTTTGGCAACCCACAATCCTGGTAGAACAACAACGGCAATACCCAGGCTCAAGCCCGATCCAATCGCCATGAAATAACTGAATACATCTGCTTCCATTTCGTTCATCCTTTCCGGATTTTTTGATATATGCAACACTATTCAAGGTACGTATCTTGAATGATGCACCTCTTTTCAATATCGCTTAAGCAAATTTTTAAATCCGAGTGGCCACAGTCGGAATTACCACCACTTACTTCCATCCTTGATGGCGTAATACATCCGAATAATGACTTTGACTAACTGCAAAACGGCCAGGAGTATAATGCCGGACAGTAGAGAATTCACAACGGCCTGGAATGGTGTTGGTAGGTAGCTAATGAACCCAAAATAGTTCTGCAAGCTGATCCCTCTTCCGGCTACCAAGCTAACTTCATTCAAATACTGGATAGCCAGTTTCAAGAACGTTAGTGGGCCGTTGAAAATCGAATCTATGAAGTTCCTGAGTGGTGTTGGAAGGAAATATTCATACACTCTTAATCCCCTCCATTACGAATACTTCCCAAGATACGCAATGCCGCCCAACCTACACCGAACCAAATACAGAATTGAAGGACATAAGCCAGGTTTGCCATTTGATAGGTTTCCAGGCCACCGACTACATTTTTGAAAATAGGTGTCCAACTGCCATCATTCCGGGCTGTTGGTGTAAAGGTGAATCCGGCCAGGGTAACAAATATTCCTTTGATAAAAGCCAGGAGCAGCTTGCCCAGGATTAAAAATAATTTGATCAAGGTTATCGCTATTTCAGCCACTTTATAGACAAAATAGAGCACCAGGGCAACAACGATAAAAATCGGCTGCAGCAACTTTTTTAAGAAGGTAAATAAGGTCTGGAATAGGCTGCCGAATAGGTCGCCCATGAACTGGAAGAGTCTGCCGAACATTCGGGTAAAGAATGTCCAGCTCGCTTCCATAATTTTTTTGATCATATGTTGAATTGCTTCCTGGCACTTTTCACGAGACGTACCAGGGAATCCACGATCTGGTCAACAAAGGCCAGTGAGCAAAAGACTAGCAGTATCGGAGCCAAGTAAGTCAGCATGTGAGTTCCTGCAAATTGAAAAATATCGGTCACTGACAT